TTAATAGAAATAGAAGATATAGCTTCATCTTGGAAGGCAAACATCTTGTCTTTCCATACCATTATATTACTAATAGACCCGTACTGACCATCTAAATCTATTATTTCATTCTCTAATATATCTGTCCAACTATCTACTGATTCATTTGGAATCTTTAGTTTAGTTGCTTGAATTCTTGTATCAAAGCCTTTCACTCTTCTAAATGTAAAGTCTTCACTAGTGTTGCCTACTAATGTAGGTTGTTGTGAATATACTCTATTATATCCTACATATTCATCATATAATGGTTGAAACTCTGAGTCCCAATCAAACAAAGATAAGTCATTTCTATTCTTTAAATCTATAGTGGTTTCAACTGGATAAGATATTACCTCAGTCAATTGTAATATTTGGTCATCTAATACTTCAGTATCTAATTTAGATATTCTTGCAAATTGAAAATTATATATATAAGTATCTCCAGGATTATCTATCTGAATAAAAGTAGTAGCAATAGGAGCATAGTTACCTATTTCTATATAAGTTGTTCTACTTCTATCTTCATAGCTATTACCTCCATAATAATTGCCTACAGCTACATTAGCATCTGTTACAATAAGTTCTCCTAACAGTAAACCATCATGTTCTGCTATACCTATCTCTGTATGTATATCTTCTAATCCTCGTCTAGAATCAGTAGTTTGTGATGTTCCAGCTCCCTCTACTAATGTTACACACTTAATACCAGAAGAATTCATAGATACAATTGCTTGTTCATCTCCATCATCACTTGCATCTGTAAGGAAACCTTCCATAGTATTATTATACTGATATTTTCCATCACCATTATAATTAGTTACTCCTTGTGACCTAGCTGTCACTTCTGGAGTACCATATATATCATATTCATTACTTGAAGAAGAAGGAGAGTAATTTGCCCATTCTCTATGTATCAATTGAAAATCCATTTCATTATTATCATCCGAAGGTCCAAATAAACCTAAAAATCTAATATGTGAATTATCCATAAAATCAGGGTTACCAGCAGAATTTACTGCAGGAGACTCACGTTCACTTCTTTCAATAGATTCAGTAGTGGCATTAATTCTTTTAAGCCATATACTATTAGAAGTGTTTGCAACTACTCCTTTAATTTTTAGTTTCATACTAGAATTAAAAGCTACTCCAGAATCAAATACTACTTCTGGACTATGCATCTGAAACATCTTAGTATATTGCCAAGAATGTTGTCTTTTTTTACCTAGACCTGCTTCTGCAGAAGCTGAGTAAATTTCTTCTTCATCAAATTCACCCCCAGGACTACTTTCATAATCACTGAGTTCATTCATCATTTCTAAATGACCAGTTAAATTTAAAGGAGATATGTTACTTAAATATCCTCTAGTAACAGGAATTGGTTTTTTTATTAAATCATCACTAGCTGCATTTCTATTACTTTCTACTTTCCAAAAGCTATGTTTTTTAGGGTCATCAGTAGTTTGTACAAACATTTGAGTTAGTCCTCCCTGACATACTATAGTTCTATCTTGTGGTGTTCTATCTGCTCTTACAATTCTATATCCTACTGGTATACCAGCACCTGTTTCAAATGTATATGTATTAAGCCAAGTATAAAAGGCAGCTGTTAAAGTTACTTTTAATGTATTATAATTTCCTTCTAAGTTACCATTAGGTGCTCTAAAATCAGCTATCCATTGTGGTGCTGAGGTTTGTCCTAAATTATTAAAAAATTCTATTCCTATTCTATATAGTTCTCCATCTTTAAAGAATCTATATTCATCAGGGCTATGTGTTAATTGTCCTACTGTTCTAGTTACTAATTCGTATTTAACATATTTACCTTCTCCTCCTTCAACAGAAGAACTCTTTTGATATCTTCTAGTATTAAACTCTACATTTATAGAAGGATGTTTTAAATCAAATACCCAGTCAGATGGTACAGTAATCCAGTTTTGGCTTGTATCTATAATATCATTAACTACTACTGGACTGCTCCATACTTTAGTTGTAGCTGAACTTATTGGAAAGCTATACGCTCTTAAATCTAATACATCTGGAATTTCAAATGATGTATCTTGTATGTTAGCTAAAAATAATCTACTATCTTTAGATTCTATATGTGCAGGTATAATAGGATTACTTCCTAAAAATAAGAACTCTTCTAGTGTTGCTGACTCTATTATTGACCCATCATCATATACAGTTATAGAATTAGAAGTTCCTATTTCTCTTTCATCTATTAAAGATACAGATGGCACTTCATTAAAAGAAGTATATTTTACAGCATATATTTTGATATGAGTATATGAAGTATCTATATTATCTATCTGTACTATTGGAATAGTAGATACTGTTTCATTTAATTCTCCTCCTCCTAATTGAGGTCCTTTATCTAAAGCTACTAACTGTGATAGAGGAGATAGTTTTGTTTGAGAACCATTAAGTCTATATAAGTTAAAAGCATATTGAACCATACCAGCTGTATGAGTTCCTCCATTTAATACTCCAGTTACTACTGGTTGAGAGAATAGTATATTCCCTACGAAGTTTACTGTATTAAGTGGTACATCTATTAGAGGAGTGTTTCCTTCTATAGTGTCATGTGTAAGATTTATATATCTGATTTGTTGTGCCCCATCAACCCAATATACCTTCTGTATGTTTTCATTCTCAAAGTTATATACAGCTTGTATTGGATTATTCACATTTAAATCCATATCACGAACATATAGTAATTCTAAAGTGTATGTATCAGATAAGATATTATCTAAATGCCATATACAATCAAAGCCTACACTATCTGTTGTCCATAGTACTAAGCCATCTCTTGTTTCTATATGTCCTATAATGATTTGGTTAGCAGAACTAGCAGGTAATCCTCCAGAAGCTATTTGACTAGCTATCTCATTGCTGCTACTATATGATAAAGTAGTAGTACCATAAGCAATAGAACTAGTAGATTCAGTAATAGTAACAGTAGGAATAGTAACAACTGATGTATTGCCTTTCTCATTTACTATACTACCAGTTGTTTGGTCTTCTGTAGCTGTTATTTTTATATGTTGCCCCTCAAAATAATACTGAAAAGGATGTTTGCTCTTAGTAATATCTTGGACAGCACCGCTAAAATTATATTTTACTGTGCCCATTAGTTATACTTTCTAATACGTTCTTGTTTGCCCATAAACTTAAAGAAGTTTTGTTGGGCATTGGTGTTTATAATAAGTCTATTAACTGAATTAAACATAGCTCCTGCATGGTCCATACCAGCTAATTGCATATCTGATTGTGCTGCTCCCATATAAAAACACTTCTTTGTATCTATATAATTAAATACTTTATCAGTAATCTTTCCTATTGTAAATAGATTTTCCATGTGTCTAAATAATACATAGTATCTTACAGCTTCTCTGAAATCTATATTGTCTGGAACTAGTGGAAAATTATCATCATCAACAGGTAATGCTTGGTATGCTACCTCAACGTAACCATCCTTAAAAGAAGTAGTCATTACATTTGATTGTATCATATATGTCACTTCAAAGCCAAAGTCAGCTACTGAAGTAGAACTACTATCTTCATAGCATCCTAAAGTTTGATGAAATATATCTGTAGCTAAAGTCATAGGAATGGCTTCACTATCATTATCAGTAAGAGTTGTAAAAGCTCTAGCTCCACGAATTAATATTAGATTAGGTGGAAGTAAAGTTTTAAAATTTACGATTTTTAATTTTGGGTTAGTTACCTTATTCTCATAACCTAAAGTAGCACCAATAAGCTTTATAGCTGTTGATGCATACTCTGCTGCGTCTTCATAAGCTAAATCCTTTGTCCATGGATTTTGCATTACTTCCCATAATATTGTTTTTAAACTTACAGTTTTACCATTATAC